GAATACTATAATAATTACAGCGTGCCAGCTCCCCTCCCCCCCTTATAAGCCGAACCCCCTTTACCGAACGAACGCTCGCTCTATGGCCAGAATGCCTTAGTGGTGTCCGAATTGCCATGATTGGACGTGAGGATTGGTGAAGCACCCATTAGCCCAACCGATTACCCATTCAACACCTTACATCTATACCCACGGACTACTGTACAAAAGACCAGTATATTTTTTTATGTATGGTACTTGAAGACCATATTCTAGATGTGTTCTTATCACCCTACGCACTACAAGTACCCCATGAGAGTGCGTGACTCGAAGCTCAGTATGTAACTAGCAAGAGAGACAGGTAGACCCACACAGTGCCTTGGCATTGCCAGATAGTGGAGTCCAGCTAGAAGCAGAGAGAGTGGAGGAAAGGGCGGCAAAGCTTTGGAAACATGAAGCCAAGGATTCACCATTGAATAGCCATATCCTGAGTACTATCAGTTTATCTCATGTTACTTCTTGTGTGTTTTACCTTGAGAGATTCGGCCCGTATACGGTTAGGCGTTGAGTCTCTCAAATAAAACATATCGGAGGAAATATCATGTTTACATTGAAAATCATACTTGCACATTTAAACCCGTTCTATCGACTTGTGAAGATTGACCAAACATTTTCTGTAAGTCGCGGATACCTTGCGACTGACTCTACGGACTGTGTTTACAAGGATTCACGCGTCATTCGTCATCTAGGTGTAGTTTACACTTGGAGAGCTGTTTGATGTGTAGATACCAAAACTATGAGCAAATATTGAATATTGCCAAAACTTACTACCAAGATAGCGGCATGTGCTCTGTTGTTGCTCTAACGGCAGCGACTGGGTGTTCATATGGCAAAGCTTTCAACATATTCAAGAGGCTTGGCCGAAAGAAACGATGCGGAACCTACATACACCAGCAGCGCGAAGCATTAACCACCCTTGGTTACTCTCTGAGAGAAGCGCCGAAGTATTGCAAGACGTTAGGCAAAGCTGAAGAGTCGTTGCCGCGCAAAGGTACATACTGGCTTTACACCAGCCGACACGTTGCCTGCGTTGCAGATGGCAAGCTTTACGATTGGTCACATGGACGCAGACATCGAATTACACACATTTACAAAGTCGAAACCGCCTGATTGGCGGTCTGCGGGAGCTAGCCAACCCGTACTGATGAGACAGGCTTACAACACCGGAGGAACACGACAATGAGTAAGGCAGAAAGATACGACGATTGGGCGGTCTATAGAGAATGTAACGCTTTAGCTAATAGGCTGAAGCAGGAATATGACCTAGAGAACGGATGTGTCTACCGCAGTGCCTGCGAGGTATGCGATGACCATGAGTGGTCCATCATGTATTACAAGGCGTTGCGAGTAGTCACAGAGAACAATACCTATGAGGCCGAGGAATCAGTCAGGGATGCGACAGCAGGAGAGCCGTTCGACAGCCTAGCCGTCCATGCTTGCGCTGTGGTGCGCGAGTTATTGCTTCAAGGAGTGCTTAAGGAGTTAGAAGAAAGAGGGGTTATCTAAGGATTGGCCCAAAACACTGCACTGATGAGAGCCAGATGGTAACTGGCCGAAACCGCCTTGTGCGGTCTGTGGAAACCAAAGGAGGAACCCATGAAAGCAGAAGTATCAATAAAGACAGTCTACGGGACTGAACGCATCTACCCAGAGAACGACACCGCCAGGGTGTTGACAATGATGACTGGAGCCACCTGTCTAAGTAGGCAGACCATCAACCTTGCCAAGAAACTCGGTGTTGAGTTTGAGGTAGTAACCCAGAAGATATAACTTGTTAAAGAGCGGCGGCAAGAGGTATTGCCCACTCCTCTGCCGCCTTGTAGCACGAAACTACAGGAGCAATTTTACCATGAAAACCAATACCAAACAAAGACTTAAAGCCTTTGCGCTTGAGATGTTCTATGCTGGCGCGAGCATAATTCTATGCACCTTTATGATAATGCTAGTCACTGTTGACTGGTTTGGAGGTGCCTAGTGTTTAGATGCGTGAACTGTGGCGAACAGAACACCCTTGGCGATTGCTGCCCCGATTGCTGCGGCAGAGAGTGTGATTGGTGCGGCGACGAGATACCAATAGACGAGGATATCCAAAGAGGTGAGTTTGTATTCTGCCAAATGTGTGACGACAGGCGGTAAAAAAAGCCCCCAAAAGGGGGCAATAATCAGGAGAGATTTACTTCGTAGTAAAAACCATGTTAGTTTATGGTTTGAGTCGGCGGGAGTAGCAATCCCTGAGCAGCCGACAGATTCTAGTGAAATCAGCGCGACCGACTCGCGTCTATCCTACCAAAATCTGTCCCTTCTCAGCAAGTCTCCCACCTCATACGGTGTTAATTGGCGTTGACCTACTCAATTGTCAGTCTTTGGACGTTAAATAAAAAAAATCCAAGCTCTGTGTCACCCTTCACAACTTGGCCCATGATATACCCTTAGGGGTAGGTGATTCGCTCAATGGATTGAGTGGCCGTAAGGCGGGGGAATATTTAGTACCAGTGTTGGGATAAGTAGTTATCTCTGCACTCTGTCAAGCAGGCGTGGACCTAGGAAGGCTTCATGGGGGAAAAAGGGGAAGGTGTGTCTAAAATAAAGGAGGATAAATTGAAACGAAAAGAGTATAGCCAAACATTTGAGGCGTTTTGGCAGTCATTGGAAAACTACTTCCCAAAAGGCAGTAAGGCAGAAGCCTACCGGGAGTTCCAAAAACTTGAATGTAATCAAGAGGATGCGGAGTTTATAGCAAGCAGGTACAATGAATTGGTCAACGCTAAAAAGGCAGTAATGGAGCGGGGTGGATGGGCTGCCCCAACGAAACACCTATGTAGATATTTGAAGGGGGAGGAATTTGACGATGAAATCAGCGAGCGAATTGATACAGGCAGGACCAAAGACGAGGAACGAAGAAGACAGTACGCCGAGTTTTTCCTCGGACCAGAAGCAGATATGGGCCAAAGTCTGGGCCATGCTGGAGGCGAGCAGACTGGTGACAGAGCCAGTAACGTCATCGACTTCCCTATATTGGATGAGCCAAGTAATACATAACGCCCCAGAGAGGCTCCTGAGAGCCGCTGTGGAGCTTACAAAGAGGCACAAGGGGTATCTTACCCTTGGGCATCTTCATGAGGCTGTGAGGGAGCAGAAGGACTACGGAGCTTACAAAGAGTTCAAAGCTCTGGAACGAAAATCTTTACCAAAGGAGGAGATTAGAAAGCGTATTGCGAAGATGCGCGAGGAGCTGGATATATGAGCAACCGAGTGGGATGGAGAACTAATCATTTGGGGATGGCTGTGACGGGTTCTATTGACCGGAGCAACCTTCGACCAGCAAATGTGCATGGCACTCAGCCAGACCCTTGGAAGCTAATTTCAGGTGCCTCTTACAAGGAAATGCAGTTCATAAAATTCATCAATGACCCTAACCTAAACAAAAGGTTCTCCCAAATCATAACTCTGCTTAAAAATGAGCACGACCCTTATTATGACGGGCATGAGTTCGTAAAAATCTACCAAAAGAATAGCGTCCAAGAGGTCAGGATGAAGGGGAATAGATACCTTCAGCACAATGGATTGCACTATAAGAAGAAGATATAGTTGCAAAGCACCAGTATATAGGTGTAGCATTACCAAACTCTAAACAATCAGGAGATAATAATGAGTAAATTAGAAGACTATATAGAGAAAAACATTTGCGATTACGTTATTGAGGGCGGCTACGCAAACATCAAAGACAAGGATGTGGAAGAAGAGCTGCACATACTCGCAGAAGATGACGAGAACTTCTTGGATGAGGTGATGAACCATCACATCAAGAGCCGGGAGGAGGCTCAGATACTACTCACTAAAGCTATGCACGGAGATTGGGTGGCTGGCATTAAATACTTTGGAATGATGAAGAAAGCAATGCGGTCTTATCTTGCTTACCTTCTTGATGACCTCGGCAGCGAGGGATTTCTTGAGAAGTGGCAGGATGAGTACGCTAGAAGTTACGCTGAAGAAGCTAGGGTCGAAGCCCAGATAGATGAGTATAGGCTTGGAGGGCAGATGTAATGAGTTTTGCAGAAGAGTTTAACGAGCTTGAGAATGACATATTTAATTTCCTCGATACATTAGACAACCAGCTAGATACTAGGTTGTTGGGAGCTGTATTGAGTAAACAAGTCGTCTGCATAATCAAGGCAATGGGTGAAGATAAAGAAATGATGCTGAGACTAATGGAGGAAACTTGGGACTGTGTAATTGAGGTGGAGGAAATACACTAATGCCAGTAAAAATACATGGTAAAGAATACACGACAGTCGTAGAAAGAATTAACGACTTCCGTAACGATGAAAGGTTTGAAGGGTGGGCTATTGAGACGGACATTATCTCAAGTGATATTGAGAATTGCATTATCAAGGCCACTATCAAGGACTCTACGGGGAAGATAATAGGCACTGGACTAGCGCATGAGGTTCAGGGTTCCACTAATATCAACAAGACTTCTCACGTTGAGAACTGCGAGACTTCAGCAATTGGTAGGGCATTGGCTAACATTGGTAAGGCGGGGACTGAATACGCCTCAGCTAATGAGGTGTCTGACGCTATTATCAAGCAGAAGGTGGAAGAGGCCACAGATAAGCTCAGAGGGCTTGTCAACGCGGTTCTTTCTAATCACTCTAGTATCGTAGCAATCAAGGAGGGTATCGCTATGGGCAACCTCTCAGAGGCTGCTGAGGAGTGGTTTACTTTAGAGGATGGAATTAAGTCCTCACTATGGATAGCTCCGTCAAAGGGTGGAGTTTTTACAACGCGAGAGAGGGAGGTGATTAAGTCTTCCGAATTTCGCATAGCACACTATGGAGAATCAGATGAGTGACTTAGCTCTAGGTGACTTGCGGCTAAAGGTTGCTCACATGCTTCAGAACCCTTACGTCCGTAACAAGGGGTTCACTATGAGCAAGAGGTACAAAAAGTCCGTTAAGTTATCATCCAAAGACCTTTCGCGAAAGATACAGTCTAGCACCCATTACACGGTAGAGAATGAGCTTGTCAACCTTATTAGCAAATCTACAAAGAGGCTGTCTATACGTCACTTTATAAACGCATTTGACAACGCAATGCCGCCTCATCGTAATTTTTTTGTTGAGTGGCAGATGGATGATGAATTGTTTGGCGCACACGTTTTACAAGAGCGCCGCAAATTTTACAGTAGGGATGGAGGTAAAAAATTCAGCGGGGTGCAAGATGTGCTTTCGATTAACCTATACAGTTTTTCAAGTCTTGGCATAACCTCAATGCCTATAGAGGTTTGGATTTCTCTTGACGAGGGGAAAAATTTTGGGGTGAATCTCACGAGAGAGCTTATGTCAGAATTTTTTGACCTCTCTGCCTTTGGCCCAGACAACTCTGATTTGCCAGAGGACTTACTGCGTGTCTTCAAAAGAATGCAGGTACAGCCAGTGCCTGCACATCCTAGTTATCAGGAGTTTGATGAAGACCCAGAAAACTTCAGCATTATAAAAGCGTGCAGGTCGCTAGGGCCGCTCTATCGTTTTGAAACTGCTAGTCAGATGGGGCTGATAACCTTGCTATCTGTGATTTCTCTGGTCAACTACGATTGGACCGTTGATAGGGAGCCTGGAGTCATTATTGACAGTGTAAAGAGCGTCAACACATCAGGCGCAGCAAAGGACCAGCACAAGCAGGTCAAGCTAAACCTGCCGAAGTCAAAGAAAGTTTTAGACTTCTTCAAGCAAAAGCCACGGACCCGAAAGTTTGGTACGGCAGAACACGTTGTCAGGGGTCACTGGCGATACTATAAGCGTACAGGGGAGCGCGTATGGATTGGTGAGCATGCTAGGGGTGACTCTAAGTATGGCACTGTTCATAAAGACTACCTACTCACAAAACGTGAGAATTTCTTAAAGCAAACTGCATAGGAGGTAAGCTCAAATGAGTAATGTAAGTAAGGTGGGGGTTAGTCTGAAGATAGACGTAACGAAGATACAAAAGCAAAGGTTAATTCGCGGAGAGAAAGGCACATATCTTGATGCCACAGTTTTCGTTGATGTAGACGAGCTTGATAACTATGGGAATTCAGGAATGATTACCCAGGATGTAAGCAAAGAAGAGAAAGATGCTGGAAATAAAGGAGCCATACTTGGTAATTGCAAAGTCTTTTGGAAAAAAGAAGGCAGTTCTCAACCGCAAGCTGCGGCACAAAAACCACAAGCCAGCTTTGATGATGACTTCTCTGATGACATTCCATTCTGAGGATACTATGCACTACGGACATTTTTTAAAGCGTCTCCACGACAACTCTAAAAGAACCAAGAGCAGCGTAGCCAAAGCTGTAAACATGGACATATCTAATTACGCCAAGCTGTTAGAGCGAGAAGATATGAAGATGTCTACGTTTCATAAGGTTTGTAAGGAGTTAAATGGAGTAATGGGAGATTTGGATGGGACAGTTCTGGGTTTGTAACTCGTCTCATACAAGGGAAACTTTCCTCCGTCAGGCTAAGGAACTGATGGAGGAAAACTCCTATGTGGTATGGGATGTAGATTTTGGGAAGCCTAGAACGGGAAGGCAGAACAATGCGCTTCATGTTTTCTGTAGGCTGACCGCAGAAGAACTTAACAGAAAAGGTTTTAGTGTTGAGTCCTTCTTTAAGGATGGGGTGGAGATTCCTTTTTCAACAGAGATTGTAAAGGAACATATATGGAAGCCGATACAGAAAGCAATAACAGATAAAGACTCTACAGCAGACCTAACTACGCTAGAGGTTCAGTCTACTTATGAGAATGTTAACAGGGCTTTATCAAATAAAGGAGTACACATCCCGTGGCCGCAGAAGTAGAAAATTTATATGTGGAAAGCACAGAGATGCTAGATACTCAAAGGGGCATGAGGAGCAGAGGCATGGAGTTCACCATCGCCCTCTTAAAAGCTAAGTTTGGAAAGATGAAAAAAGAAGACATGATAAGGGCTACCAAAACCATTAAGGCATTGCAGACGGGAAAACCTTGGGATGAAATTAAGTTTAGAGATGGATGGGGATGAGGCAGAAGAATTAATAAATCTAATAAGAGAGTTAAAGGAGGTGTTAGAGGATGTCAGAAAGCTTATGTGCGTGGAAGGATTGCAAGAAGAAACCAAGCAGAGCATCAAATAAATACTGCTCTCCAGAGTGTTCCAAAAAAAACAATAACTATAATGCTAGACAAAGAAACAAATCAAGAACTTACATATCGGATGACGAAAGACACAGAGACTTGACTTTGTTTAATAGAGAGTGGCTATGCAAGAGACTTTAGGAAATAAACCATGGGCGATAAATGGGATAACGTATCTGTCAGGGCCGCTCCAGACCCGAAACTATTAGAGTATTGCGAGACAAATAAGCAGAGAGAATACCTTACTGCTTGGATAGAGTTTGGAACCTCTGCTGCTGCTGCTAAAGAGCTTGGATGTAGTGAATTCAACGTCAGGTCATCTAAGAGAACTGTCGAAACAAACGCGGCCAAGAAAGGCTGGCAGAAGTCAGACAATCATATACCGGACGGGTATAAGGTAAAGGGGAAATCAACACTCCTTGATTCTGATGGCAATACTAAAATCCAATGGGTCAAGACTGAGGTAGATAAAGAAAGACAAGAAGAAATAATGAGGGAGCTATGTGAAAGTCTCACTCAGAATATAAAACCCTGGCCTGTAATCAAGGCTCCTAAGAAAGTTGATAAAGACTTATGCTCAGTGTACACAATCACTGACTATCACATAGGCGCATACTCCTGGAATGAGGAGACTGGCGCTGACTGGGATATTAAGATTGCAGAGGATACTTTATACAAAGCATTCGGGGATATGATTAACGGAACCCCAGACTCAGAACAGGCAGTATTCGTTCAAATGGGGGACTTCCTTCATTGGGACGGCCTGACCTCCGTAACCCCACTAAACAAGCACGTTCTTGATTCAGATGGTAGATACCCTAAGCTAGTCCAAGTCGCCGTAGAAACCTGCGTACGGGCGGTAGAAATGCTATTACACAAGCATAAGCACGTTCATGTAGTAATGTGCGAGGGTAATCACGACTTAACTGGGTCCGTTTGGTTGCAGGCCATAATGAAGATGGCGTTTAAAAAGAACAAGAGAGTCACCGTGGATGATAGTGTGTTCCCATACTACTCATTTGCTTGGGGTAATGTCTTCTTGGGATGGCATCATGGACACCTAACTAAGATTAGGGGACTGGCTGGTAAGTTCTTCTCAGAGCCAAGGTTCCGCAGCCAGATGGCGAATACTGAATACATCTACATTAGTACAGGACACTACCATACTAAAGAGGTGGTAGAGGTATCCGGTGCGGTGATAGAGAGGCATCCTACGTTAAACGCTAGAGATGCGTATGGAGCTAGGGGATTTGAACACTCCCAGAGGGGTGCATTGGCAATCACTTATGATAAGCAGAAAGGCGAAATTAGTAGAGTAACGGTAACACCATGAGACAACTGAGCGAACTTAACATTATTGAAAACTGCCAACAGTGCATCTATCACAAGAAAGATGACATCAATCCTTCTCGCACTTACTGTGAGAAGCTGGCAGAAAGATATGGGAGGCCAGTAGAGATATGTGTAAACAAACACTTTCCAATAGTATGCCCTTTGTTGAAGGTGTAGCTAAAGTTAGGAATCCCTGTAGAGGTATATGTTCCACTTCTACCGTGGGGAGTATCTGGTGTGTAGGTTGTGGTAGGTATTACAAAGATGTGATTAATTGGAATGCCTATGATGAGTCCAACAAGATACTAGCCATGAAGAGGGCTACGGAACACCAACAGAAGAAAAGGAGCGGAGAGGTTACTGATAACCTAGATTACTTATGAAAGCAAAAGACATACAAGTAGGTGGGAATCATTACAAGGATTTTAAAATCCAACCCATAGAGTATATCCAGGCTAACGATTTAAGTTACTGCGAAGCCAACGTGGTTAAGTATGTTACTCGGTGGAGGAGTAAGAATGGTGTTGAGGACTTGAGGAAAGCTAAACACTACATAGACCTGCTCATAGAGAGCGAGGTTAAAGAGCCTAACTTAGAATATTTAAGAGAGTGATATGCGGAAGAAAACACTTAGAGCCTTGATAGATGATGTAGCTAAGTTATTACAGAAACACGTTAGATTGAAGGCGGCGGTAGCTTCTGGTAAGAATGGCTTTATAGAGTGTGTATCATGTGGGAAGTGGTATCACTGGAAGAATATGCAGGGTGGACACTGGATAGAAAGAGGTAAACAAGCCACTAAGATTATGGAGGAGAACATCCATCCTCAATGTGCTGGGTGTAACCAGTACGGTATGCGGCATAGAACTCACGTTAGAGAAGGTTACTCTAAGTTTATGAGGAGTATGTACGGGGATGACTTCTGTGATGAGATGTTAACTAACTCCAGAAAGCCCAAGAAGTATTTAAGGGCAGACCTAGAAGATATGGTTAAAGACCTAAGAAATAAGAACAAAAAATTTGAATCAGAACTATAAACTATGCGGAGTATGCTGGCTTGAAACAGGAAACCCAGAGTGTAGAGGTGGACCCCATGGACCCGGAGGAACTAGCAAAGTGGGTGAACGACAACTTGCCCTTTTTGGAGGGGACGGAGCAGAGGGCGATAGGGACTCTAGCAATGATGGTGAGGGATTACTCAGACTTCATGGAGGAGAATAATACAGTAGATGAGTTATTCAGTATGTTCATCTCTATGAGATACAAAGAGGTGATGGATAAGGAGCTGCATTAGTGTCAGAGATAAGAAATAAAAAACACGCAAGAAACTTAGTGTTGTTTAAGGGGATGGAGTTTCACAGAGGCATCTACCCTACTGACCTAGATGCCTTTATAGAAGTAGATAATGAAACCTTTATACTCATTGAGTGCAAGAAGGGTAATTCTAAACCAGATAGGGGACAGGCTTTAGCGTTGAGGAGGCTTGTGGATTCTCTTAAAGATAAGAGAGCATACCTATTACTAGCTTCTCATCAATCTGATGGAGATATAATTCTAGCTGACTGCCTAGTTACTTACTTTAGACACAATGGAGAGACTAGGAAAACAAATAAGAGGGTAACAGTGAGGGAGTTTACAGACTGGATATTAAGGTGAGGTCAGTACGGCACCCAAAGGCGAGGGTGGAGGAACCCAGGATGCCGCACTGCCTCAAAACTAATCTTGTCTTTCTAGGAATTCTTCTGCCCCGCCGCCGAACAGGTTGTAAAACCAGCGACCAATGATAGGCACAGACCTAAGAGCTTTCGGGTCTAAATCTTCCCCCTCATACATTGCCCCCATAGTACCAAAAACATCTTTTGTTAGATTTCTGAATACGCTTATAGGAGGGGCTACTGAGTCAGAAATAACCCCAACAATGTCTCCGTTTTTTAGATTCTTGTCCACGCTATATCTTGATGTCATTGCGGTGGCAAGCATATAGTTTGCCCAGTTATCTGGAACCCTGTCTATCTGGAACTCTCTACCCTGCATCCAGTTTTTAGATTCCTGAACGGTAGCATTACCAAGCCCAACTATTGCCGAATAAGCCAGAGCGTTTTTGCCAGCAGCAGCGTAGTTCCCCTGCCTAGCTTGATTGATAATTGTGTTGTTTATAAGCTCAAGCTGCTTCAATCCAAAAGATTTCAAGGAATAAAATATTCTTCCATTTGGAGCCTGAAGATACTTTAAAGGCATATCAGAAAGGGTAACTGGCTGAGAGCCTGTTAACTCTGTAAACAATAATAGCTTGGCGTTTTCTGAAACCTTACCCGCCGACAAGTCATTCACTAAGCTGTCAAACTCATTCCCAAACATCCCGCCCCATTCTTCTTTAAGTTTCTTTATCCCCTTCTCAGACTTTGCTAAAGATGTATTCTTGTTCCAAGCAGACTGAAGAAGAGAATTCTTACCAAACCTATCAACTGCTCTAAACCCAGAGCGTTTAAATACAAAATCAAGAGCGCCCCCTAATGCAGATACATTATGAAAGTCTTGAGATATGTGATTCTCTAAATTGAAGTCTGCTAAGTTAGTTACATTCTTTCCAGTTATAGTCTCAAGAACACCTTTAAACGCATTCCTCCCACCATATCTGTAGGCATTAACAAACAAATCACCCAATTGAGTTGCGGCAGAGATAGGGTTGCCAAGCAATATTATGTTTGAAACAGACCTCATTCTCTGCAAGAACTTTGCTGGTGATTGTTCACCCGCTCCAAACCTAGCATTAAGGAGAGTCTTAACTTCTTCGGCTCCTCTTTCTGTTAGGGTTAAGTTATCTTGAAGACCTTTTACATAAGCCCCTATGCTTGACTCAAAATTTAGCTCTCCATTCTTGTTCTTTGGAAGAACACCCCCCCTATCAAAAAACTTGTATTTTTCAACATGGTCTACAGCTTTGTCTATGTAGTTAACAAGAGAGTCGGTAGCACTATTGCTGTAATACTTCATTAACTCGTCATCTACATCATCAATCTTTCTTGCCTTAAAAGCCCCAGGCTTTCCCTTTGGCAGATATTTATTACTGCCAGCAAGATAGTTTTCAAGTACGTTTTGCTTTTGGGCCTCAGTCAGTTCAGAAACTTCTTTCCCAAGTGTTTGGGCTTTTCTTGCATACATACCCTTTAATAAAGCACTGTCCTCTTGCAGGCCAAAGTATCTTCTAATTCCGGCAGCGTCTATAACTCTTCTTGAGAAATATTCTCTTTCGCTAAGATAAGGTACGTCATACCCAACAGCGTCTTGAGTATAAGCATGAACATCTCTTAATACACTTTTAACATCATTAAGAGTTTCATTAACTGTATTCGTATATCTACTACCATCAGCCGACTTAACGGTTACTCTTTCTATTCCGTTATCAAGTGCTAACTGTTCAGCACCTTTATAGTCTCCGTTGTAAAGACGTTTGGTAAATTCTGTTCTTGCAGCCCTTGGAAGATTTCTTTCTAGTTCGGCAAAGCCAGCTATTCTATTTGTAAACTCTGCCGAATTTGTCTTCAGGTTATACTCTAGTTTTTTAACTCTTCCCCACATACCCTCATCTAAGCTCTTTAAACGCTGAGACATCGTTACAACAAAGTCATTATACAAACTAGACATAGAGCCTCTGTTCTTTTCAAAGGCGTTCTTTAGCTCATATACCGCTTTGTTTAATTCTCTTTCAGGAATATCTATTACTTCGCTTGCTTCACCAATAGACTTAATTACTTTGTTTGAATCAAGCCCAAGCCTCTCTGTAGCGGCAAGCAGTAAATTGCTGTCATTTACGCCCTCTTCTTGAAGCTGCATTATTTTGCTGTTAAGTGTGTCAACTACTTGATTTGCGCTTTTCTGTCTTGCTGGTTTTGTTGCTGCGTTAACAGAACCTCTAAGGGCTTCGTACCCAGGTCTAATAGAACGTACTGCTTTATCTACAGCGGGAGCCAAAACAGCGCCGCCAACAGCAGTAGCAGCAGTCATTAGCGGGTCTATCCTTCCCTCCTCTGCCAAGCCTCTAGTAGCCTCAAAGCCGCCACCAACCAAACCGCCAATGGCAGCCATAGCTTTAGGAGTCTTGCCTACAGGAAGCAAAGTAGTCGGGTCAACTAATGCTTTTAGAAACGCTCCAGAAAAACCAGCAAAACCAGTGCCTTCTTGTTCAGCAAGCCGACTTAGAACTGGATACTCTTGTCTTTCCTTTTCACTCCTTACCTGCTGTATTCTTTCCCTTCTTTCGTTAACAGATAAATCAAGAAAGTCATCCCCATATAACTCTGTAGGAGATGCGTAGAACCCATGACCAGTTTCTCCAGCAAATATATTTCCAACAGGAAGCATTGCTTCTAACAAGATGCCAGCATTTTCAGTAAATGTTTCTGACCTGTCCCATTCATATTTAAACCGTTCCATAGCAGAAAAGTCATCAATGGTTTTCTCTCTTTTTTGAAACTCAATGCCTGCGGGGTCAACACTTTTAGATAGCTCATAGGCTTCCGCAACCTTAGCAAACTCTGGAGTACCACGTTTGTCTTGGTTGTTTACTATCCACTCAGCATAAGCTTTTGCATCTGCCATCTTTAAGTCTCTTATCTACTTGCAATTAGCTCTAAAGGATTTTGGTAGTAATCAATTGTATCTTTTAAAGACTTAATCTGAGCCTCAAGGCTTGCAATAAATTGCTCATCACCAAACCCAGGAAAATCTTTCATTTTGTTTTGAGATTGCAATGCTGTTTCTAATCTTTCTAAATCTGCCTTTCTTGAATTAATAATGTTATTGACAGAGCTTTCAATAGTTTCTTGCTTTGCGTTCATTCTTTTATTAAAAGCAATCATGCTTTCTATTTGTTCGTCCATTCCTGTTGGTTGTTCTTCAGCAGGAGCATCCTGAACACCCGTCATTCTAAAGTTAGGGTCTGGAGTTGTTTCGCTTAAATTTACACCCTCAAGTATTGCATCTGCCTCAGAAAAAACTGATTCTTCGCTAGGCTCTGGCTGCTCTGAAGAAGCTCCAGTGTATTGAGAAACATCTATAATTCCGCTTCTTATCTTAGCTTCACCATTTTCGCTTTGGTAAGTTTCCTTTACTGCATTTTTGGCTTTAATCAATGACAGTTCATATTGTTGACTAATTCTGTATATTAAATCTGCAAGGTCGTTTGCGGTAGCTACTCCAGGTTCGCTCCACCACAAAGCACCAGTTTCTTCAGTTATCTTGCTTAAAGTTGGGTCTTTTTCTATGTCATCAGTTAAACGAGTTCTTTCGTCAGTAGTCATTTCCCCTATTTCTTTTCTTGCACCAACCGTATGTTGCCAAGCAACTCTTCCAGTTTGCGGGTCAATTCCCTGTACTACTGGTTCGTTTGTTTGTGCATTAAAACTATTTCTTATTTGCAAATTTGGTTCTTCTGGTTGCGTTGACTCAAGAGCAGAAACTAATAAAGTTTGAGAAACATTTGGCCCCTGAAGAAGGCTTCTATAAACACTATCTTCTGGAAGCTCATTTCTAACATTTTCTAATCTTGTGTTATATGCCTGCCTTTCTTCCTCTGTTCTTTGTTCCTGCTGCCTAGCTCTATATCTTTGCTCTTCCGCTGCTTGATAAGATTGTATCCAAGAAGCCTCGCTTCTAGATTCTCTTTGCCTTGATAGCCCTAAAGATTCTTCTGCTCTAGCATCTGCCGCCTCAGCTCTAGCATCTGCCTCTTCTTGTCTTGCTCTTTGTCTTGCAGTTTCGTCTAATTCTCTTTGTTGTTCTACAGCAGCTTGTCGCAATGTTAACGCTTGGGCGGGAGCATATTCCTGGATAGCTTTGGAAAGGTTAATCATTCCAGCAGGAGTAGAGGCATCAGCAGTTTTAATAATATCTTCTAGTTTTTCAGACTGAGTTCTAACATCCAAGCCCAACATTCCACCAACATTCCTGCGGAGTGCTTCTTGTCTCTGGGGCATCTGCATAGATAGGGCAGATACTAGAGGTGCCTGAGTCCTAGCTAGTCCTGTAAGACCGCCAGTTAACTCCCGTCCCTTAAGTATCCCCTCTGTCAGCATACGTTCTTGACGCTGTGCAGGAGTCTCAATAATGTCGCTAAATAAAGATTGTATGTTGATAGGCATTACTAGCTCCGTTAATTAGGGTTATAGCTTATTTCGCCAGTAACAGGGTTATATTCAACTCCTGTATTACCTAATGCAAAATTACCTGATTGACCTTGCTGGGCAGTTTGAGCTGTAGAACCTCCTCGCCTTTCAGCGGCTAACAAATCAAACAGACCTTGATACTGCTGCTGTCTCAGAGCGTTTTTAAGCCCTTCAAATCCTAGCTGGGACTCTATTGCAGATTCTGCCAAACCAGCCCCTAAACCTAGCCCAGTAGACTGCAAAGTAGCTGCTAGACGTGAAGCCTCCAGCTGTGGAGTTAACGTCCTTATTAGCTCTTGTTGAGGGGTGTAAGCCGTAGGTATAGCCGATAATCCAAGCTGACCTAATAGCCCTGCTCTACCTCTAAACTCACCCAAACCCTGTAGAGTCTGCTGAGATTGTAAGGCTTGTTCAGCTCTAGCCTGTTCCATAGCAGATACGGCAGATGCTGCGCGTTGTTCTTCAATGGCTTTATTAAGGGCTAACTGTTCAGGAGTACCACCAAACATGGCTGTCTGGACACCGCTTCTACCCTGGCCTAATAGTCTTTCTTCTAACTGAAGTCTGGCTCTTTCTCTTTCAGGAGTCTGTACAGCTTCTAATCTTTGAAATATGTCAGCTTCTCTACCAGCTCTTTGAGTAGGGTCTTGAGTCAACATACCTATCAAAGCAGACTGCTCAGCCTCTCTAGCCATAGGGTCGGATAGGAAATCAAAAGCACCCTGTCCAAAGCTAGTTAAAGACCTTTGTAATGCAGCTTCTTCAGGGCTTAGGGATAGCTCAGTACCTGTTTGGGATATAGTTGCAGCAGATGGCTGACCAAATACATTAGTCCCAGTGACAGTAAATGGTTTGAACTGAGACTGTCTTTCCACCTCACCTAGTAAACCACCTTCATAAGTAGGCAAATCGGTAGCACCACCAAAGAATATGTTGGCTTCCTGACGGGCCTCACCAATATCTTTTATGGCCTTGTCGGTTAAAACACCCTGACCCAAAGCACCTATAAGCCCAGCACCTGGGCTTCCAAAGAAACCACCGCCTCCAGAACCTAGTCCAAAAAAATCCATAGCTTGATTAGCTACGCCACCTAAACTATGCTCCAAACCTAATATATGTGTCATTAGTAAGTCCCTCCATCAATAGTGCCAGTAAATGTTCCTGACACTGTGAGGTTTGCAGCAGTTGTAGTCCCCGTAAATGTCGGGGCAGCTAAATTAGACTTAGTAGCTACCGCAGTTGCTATGTTATCAAATTCTGTGTTCACTTCAGTTCCCTTCACCACCTTCGCTGGATTCCCTGACACCAGAGTATCCTTGGCGGCAAAGTTCGTTGTCTTTGTGTAATCAGTCATTAGACAATCCTTCCAAGTAGTGCATGAATGTTAAATTGTTGTATAGCTATCGACTTACCATTTACCGTAGTTTCTACACCTACAGTAACCACCGCGCCAGAACCAGAAGTATTTATCTTCTGTCTGTTGATTAAACTTAATGAGCCAGAATATTCAGCCGTGGTGTTGTATTCAGATATATTGTATTGAGCAGCATTGTTAGCAGGTAAAACATACGCCTGCTTTTTATAAGCATTTGTATAATCATAGGCCCAGTTAAGTGCAACTGTAGCTTCAGAGCCATCAAAGGTAGTTAGGTTAACCTTCTTTAAGAATTTAAGAACTGAGCTATCCCCAAATGCTAAGGGATGTGAGAAGTAACTTAACTGATATGAACCTGTCCCATCTGTATAACTATCATACTCAGCGATGCCAGTTGCGTTCCCAAGGTAAATAGTGTCATCCACCAAATTAGTAAAACGTAGTGGTGCCATGCTAGACCAAGTGGTAGCTCTGTATGAGCCATCTTGGAGAGGGAATCTCGTATCAAAGACATACACCGTCTGAAGGACGGAAAAGTTAACCAAGACAAAGGCTTCTTTAGGAGAGTAATGTAGAGAGATGTTACCTGTTTCACTAGCTACCAGATTCTTAATGTCATTATTGACGTTCTTAGATATATCCCCAATAGGTGAGGACTTTTCCTGAATTGTTCTTGCCAGACTTCTTACGCCTGAACGGTCTAAAAAGATTAAGTCCTTACCCGTAGATACAACGGCGTCTCTAGATACACATCCTATATTTGATATCGTATCTGAGAGAGACATAGAAGCGGGACTATCAGCACCTTCATAAATAACTATTGAGTCCTTACCAAAGATAACTAGAAACCCGTTATGAGCTGCTAGGGCTACAATCTCATCATATCCATTGGGCCATACCTTAGATATATCTATAGAACCCGTAGAACCACCACTCCACGCATGACCATTTAGCAGGTCGCTCCAGTAAATAGTGGACTTATCTGTTGCAAAGTCAGCAACAAACAATCTGCCAAATGCAGCTAGAACCTCGTTAGCTTGAGGCGGAGTGCCCGTAGCATGAGCATGGGCAGACATCTTCTCAACGTCAGCAACAGAATTGGTATATAACAATGGCTCATGCGCTCTTTGAAAAAAGTAAGCATGGTCCACAAAGTTAACCATCTTCCAGTTGTTAGCACTGATTGTATAACTACCAGGAGTATCATCCGTTAAAGTAGAAGTGCCGTGGAATATTTTGTTATTACCTGCGGAGAATATCTTAGTGTTACCACCTGAATCCCTATACTGGTGTATAGCTTCTATACCAGCAGAGCTTCCCAATACAGCAGGTCCATTGGAAGACACCATGTTATAACCTTTACGCGCAGCTACTCGCCCCTCTTTGTCAATAATGCAGTTATCTGCAACTGACGCGAAGGTAGGGTCTTGAGCTAATGGGGCATCTTGGGTGTTTATACCCGCAAACCCTGGAGCCGTAATTGTTATGCTTTGTAGTTTCTGGGCCATTATCGTACCTGAAAGGTTAACTCAGAAGGATATCTGTTAGCGTCAAATGCAATAGCGTCAGATAAGGAAGTAGAGGCTACAGCGAATTGTTCTGCTGCACTCTGACCGCCAGTCTCACCCCTTTCCCTCAAAGCCATAGCATAGGCTAGCTGTATAACAGGGTTAGTAGGTGCTAACAAGCTATCCGAATCAGTAGTCAAATCAGCTTGTGGCTTAACAACATCAAACCTTAGAGCGTATGCCGCATCAGGCTTTGGATAAACTTGGACTTCTAAATCTTTATTAGTATCCGTACCCACAAATGTAAAATAATCAGGAGAGCCTGATTGTGGTGTGGTGTTGTAGGTTACATTGTTAAAGTATTCTTTACTTCTAAGGTGCATGAATCTTTTAGACGTAGTGTTCATTACGTCTTTTATAACAGCTAAATCACCACTACCAGTAAGTGAGTAGATATCTGTCCCACTTACAGTGTTAACAGTTATAGAGTCCCTTAATGCAGTCCAATCAAAAGAGTTCTCTACAATCTTTTTAGCGTCATTAACCAAGTCACCTATAAGATGAGAGTAGTCAGTAGCATTAGCTGTATCTACTGTATCCTCTCGTAATCTGCGGAGGACGTTATTAATTAAATCTAAGTATGTCATACTAATCCTCTCAGCATTCCTCTAGGCGCAAACATTTGAGCTATTTGCGCTGTCTTTGTAGCAGCAGGCAATACGTTTTCTAACTGCCTAAACTTTGGCTCAAATAATTCTCTTGAAAACATTTGTTCGGTAATTGGAGCTTGTTGGGATAGAGCCATAATTAACCCTGTCTTTCCCGGGTCGCCTTTCTCACCTCTTGGACCAACTATAATTGTAGGCTGTACAGATTGGTCAGATATAACCGTATCTCCTTCTGGAAATACATCTGAAACAACTACGGTGTCATCTCCATTACCGCCTACTACAGTGTCATCTCCAGTTACTTTACCTGTAGGTAGTTGTGGGCCAATAGCTGGGCCTTCGTCATTTGCTGTTATTTCACCCGTACCCTGATTTTCAATTGCAGTACCAGATTTAGTTGCAGCCTGGTTAATAGACTCAACACTATTCCCTGTAGCTTGTGCTACCTCACCTACAGATATACCTCTTTGATTAACTAGGTCTACAACATTAGTAATTGCATCTTTGTTGTAAGCACCAAATACATCAAACGCCAAATCTATAAAGCCTTTTAAGTCTAGCTCATCTTTATCTGTATCTTTCCAGATTTGATTAGGGTCATCCGTTACAACGCCAGGTACTTCTGGAACCAAGTCCACCATGCCATCGTCTGGTGTTTTAGTGGTATCAGCAAAAACATCTTCTTCAGGCAAGGTCTGACCAGTAGCATCATAACCAGCAGCCATTAGAGCTGCGTTAACTTCTGCTTTAGGTATGCCAAGAGTTTGAGAAACAACATCAGAAGAATAACCTGCATCTCTTAAATATTTTGCTACCGCATCTGCTTGTTTATCTTGAGGAACGGTAAACTGTATATCTCGTAAGTCTCTTTGAGCAGATTCAAATTGTTCTTCTGCTTGAGTATACATTCCCTCAGTTTCCATAAAGGCTCGTTGAGCAGAGCTTTGTAATATGGCATCAAAAATACCGCTAAATGGAACAATGCCTTCATAGCTTCCAATAGGTGTAGAATCAGACATTACTCTTCCTCAATCATACTTGATAACAGATACACAGAGTTGTACTGGAGAACCCCTGAAAGATATACAGGGTCTAACCCTTGCTGCATCTTTTCTAAGCACCACTCATAAAGCTCTGCGTCTGCTTGCTCGGCAATAGAGTCCATCTTGTTTATAGGAAACTCTATAACTTCCATTAGTCTTCCTGACAAACTGGGTTCCATGCAATAATTGGGACTAAAGACAAAAGGTTATCTATAGTAGCGTCAATGTTTTTAACTGTTTGTAACGGGCATAAAGCCTCTTCAGCTTCTCTAGCCTTCTCGCCTATTTGTGCAGCATTAAAAGAACCACATCCCACAAACGTAAAAAGAATAACTAAACCAAACAAAACTCTTATCATTTAAATAACCCCTTTACCCACTGATAGCTTCTTACTGGAGTCCACATAACCCACTGACCTACAGGATGTACATTACAAACTGCTAATGCTTCTCTAAATATCTTGTCTGCCATTCTCTGGTCTATGCCATACATATTCTGCACTGCCTCACAGCATAAGTAGTCGTGAACTATTGCAGCCTTGCGATTTTTAGCATTTGCTACTGGGACAAGCCATCTCATTAACCTTGGCACGCTAGCTAGGTCAGTAAAGAATCCGTGAGGAACGGTAATAGTTTGGTTCAATGTATCGCTGCGATACTCAAATGAAGATAATAATCTCCAGCCTTTATCCACAGGTTCCATTAATAAACTTTCAGTAATAAAATGACTCACTTTTTATCCCTACTTTCTTTCAAAGATTTAATACCAAGAACAACCGTTGTTAAACCGCCTGCAAAAACTCCAAAATCTGCCAATATAGTAAACCAAAAAGAAACTTCTTCTATGTTTAAGTTTATTCCCCAAACAGAAACGGTAGATACCCCTGTTACCATTGCTTTTACGGTTGTTGGCTCTCCGTTTCCAAACATTTTTAGTTACCTCTATTATTGCTTGAGCCAAAGAAAAACGCACTAATACCAGATATTAATCCTCCTAAATAACCAAGAATTATATTTGCCAAAGCATCGTCTACAGCCTCTGCCCTAAAAGTAACTAAAAATATATAACAAAGAAAACCAAGCAAACTTATAATAGCAAACACTTTTGGTGTAGGGTCTTCCCCAAATATTTCTCTAGCTGCTTGTCGGTCTTGTATTTCTATTTTAAAGTTATCTAAATCTATATTTCTGTCTTTTAAAACTTTAGCAAACTCCATTTCTACTTCTTGTAAAACAATCATAGAATCTGGATGTTCTTCAATGTATTTTTCTAACTTTGCAGGGTCAGTTGTGTTGGATATTCCAAGCCTATCAGCAACTAACCTAACAGCCATGCCACCCATAGGGCCGCTTTCAATTGCCTTTCCTACAGTGGGCGCTAAACTAGATAAAAGTCCTTTCAGCTTAGCCATTTAAACCTCTACCATAAATGTAGTTTTAGGAGGATTTTCCACTTTATCTCTAGGAAAAGGAGAAATCCCCAAATGGTCTAACACCACCCCAGTGCTTTCAATCTTTTTAGCAACTTCACTAATGTTTTGTCTAGCGTAAGCTGCTGTTCCTGGGTTATCAAACCACATACTAAATCTTCCGTGATTATCCTGTACTTTACCTTGCAACCAAATGTGGTCTTTTTCTCCCACATCTGCCTCAATGTTTACGGACAGATTGTCTAAGTCGCTATCTTGAAACTGCTGCAATCCTATCCATTCATCTTCTCCAGCGTTTATTTCACTTTCACCAAAATCAACTGAGTTACTTCCTTCTTCTGCTTGCTCAAACTCTCTTGCTTCTGGAGCTTCCCAAGTAAAAGATTGTTCATTAGTATCAGTTTGGCTTATGTTTACCTTAACTGGAGGTAATTCTTCAAATACGTTTAATTCTCCAAAAACCGACGATTCGTTGCTTTCCAAAACTATCTTTAAATCTGTCAGTAACTTCTCAAACTCTTCGCTTTTATTTATCTTTTTAGATACGTTATCAAATACCTTGTTTAGCTCAGCCTCGCTTGTTGGCTGGTTCTTTATTTTGCTTTCTTTAACTGAAGTTTCTTTTGTTAGTACCCTAACATTTACGTCATCTCCAGCAGCCTGGAAAAAGTTTCCTTGTATTTGAGCAGTGCCATTCTCCGTGTTTAATGAAATTGATTTACCGTCTTCAGATACTGCACCTTTAACGGTTAACCCTTCGGGTAAATCAAGCTCTTTAACTATCTCTGTAGATAAACTTACTGTAAGAGTTTTTACATTATCTATCTGTGTTGCGTTGTAATTAGCAACAGGATTATCTGAGCTTATAATCATCAGGCAATCTTATCTATTAAAACACCCTCACATCTTCATTTAGAGTTTCTTTAAATACAGGCTTACAGTAAGTTAGGTCGCCTTCTAATCTGTCACTGTGCATATTTAACTTATTAGCAAAGTGGTTGCATCTGCTCAACTCAAAAAAAGCTATAGGTATTATTTCTGGTAAACCACCTATAATTATTGCAAGAGCAAATACTTTCATTTTTAAGAAGGCTCATCAGGCCAAGTAATTGTGTTTGGAAAACCAGACTGTGCCGGAACATCTCTAAGTGCTTGTCTGTAAGTAGCATACTCTGCCGACATTGTAACGTCAGACATACCCATCCAATCTGTGTCTTTAAGTTTTTGGTCACGTTCAGACCGCACTGATTCAGCCTTATCAGCATCTAGTCTAGCTTGATACGCAGCCTCATGTTCTGCCTTAGTGGTAGTAACGCCGTCTTCCGTAGTGTCGGAAAACATATCCCGCTCTACCCACTTCTGGACCCAGTTATCTTTAGCGTCCTGCTCTGCGCCGTCACGCACCACTGATTTGTAATCACCAGTAGTGGCTGGTTTGGGTGTATCAAATACTGGGTCAATGCCTAATGCTTCATATACGTTGCTATTCCACACTTTGGGCAAAGAAACATTAGGATTGAGTTTGCGGATTTCGCCTTGAGTTTTTAGCTCACCGCTTGAACGTACTCTAAATTCCATATTGCACCTATGCTATTGCTAAGAAAATGTAAGTGCCTGCTGTAAAGCTAGACGTTAATGTAAAACCACTAGATAGTGGGTCTATGTAATCAGT